TTCACAAAAAAACTACATATAAATAGCGATTTATTCCAAGGAGAGAAAAAATGTCAAGACCTAATGTAATTTTTAGAATTAACGATGAATCTTTAGTTGTACCCATAACTGAAGATTTCTCATCAGCAATAGGTGCAGTATACAACACAACAAACTTTTTAAAAGTATTAGCAGGAACTACCGCTGAACGGGACGCAGGGTATTTTTTCGTACCAAACGCATCTGATTGGTACTCTAGACTTACAGATTACATAACAGGTCTTGCTGGTGGGGTAACTGCTGTACAGGGAATCACAGAATATTCAGTAGGTTCGTGTGCAGCATCATATCTTAATGGAAACTATTCTGGTGGTGGAATCTCAGCAGGGTTTAGTGGTGAGTGGTGGCCTGTAAATAACTTCCTGCAATATGGTGCTGGTTGCTATGTAGGATTCGGAAGTGCAACTCCAAGCAATGAATTTGCACAATTAGGATTTGATGTAATATTCCAAGGTGGAACAACTCTTGGAAATTCAAACTACGGTACTGCTGTAACAACCATAGTCGATGAAAGATCAAGCGGAGATCAACCAGTAATTGGAATAGTTTATGCTCGTTCTACCACCTCAGCAATTGATACTAATGTTACAGGTGTAACATTTACCTCTGGTGCTAACAACTACAATTATGTTAGAGTGTATGGCGAAAAGATTCATCTTGACACTACTGGGGCATATTCAATCGAAACCCCACTTGCAGCAGATGTTGCTGGATGCATTGCTCGTACCGACAGAGATTTCTATCCATGGTTCTCACCAGCAGGATCTCGTAGAGGTAGAATTTTAAATGTTCTTCGTCTTAAGAGATCACTAACAACTGCCGAACAAGACAATCTTTATGCAAACAGAATAAACCCAGTGGTAACATTCCCTGGTGACGGAACTCTTCTTTATGGTGACAAGACGGGAGAATCTAGTACAACTACTCTGTCCAGAATCAATGTTTCTAGACTATTCATGTATATTAAGAAATCTCTAGCACCAGTTGCTCGTTCTATTCTTTTCGAGCAAAATGACGCAATCACTCGTTCAAGATTCAAGATTGCTGCTGAAGGATTCCTTGATCGTATAGTGGGTCAAAGAGGAATAACCGAATACCGTGTCATTTGCGATAGCACAAATAACACACCAGAAGTGGTTGAGGCAAATTACTTTGTTGCTGATATTTTAATTAAACCAATTCCTTCAATCAATTATGTCAAGATAACACTAACTAATAAAGATCTTTCAGAACCAATTGGATAAATAAAGGAGAAGAGGTTATAAATGGCAACATTAAACGAGTTTAGATCTAATTTTTTTGGCGTTAGACCAAATAGATTTTTAATTGAAGCAACTTGGCCAAGTGGAGTCGCTTCACCAGATTTAAGTGACCTCAACATTTATGTAAAGGCAACAGATCTCCCAGGATCAACTATTGGTTCGATTCCAATCGCATGGCAAGGAAGAATAGTAAAGTTTTCTGGCGAAAGAGTTTATGCTGACTGGGCAATATCAGTATATGACTCAAGCATTCCTGCAAAGGATCTTCGTCTTGGATTTGAGAGATGGGTAGAGGCAATGGATGGTAGAAATACTCACCAAATCAATTATAACCTAACTTCAGATTGGGTTGTAAGATATAGTGATATTATACCAGGAACAAGCGTAAGCGCACTTCCAACACAACAACCAGATAACTTTAATAAGTCAATTAAGTTGAGAAATTGTTTCCCAACTGACATTGGACCAATCAGTCTAAATTATGATGCAGTCGATTCGTTCTCTGAATTTACAGTGCAACTAGCATACGATTTCTGGGAACCATATAACTAAGAAGGATTTAATACTCTATGGCATGGGAACTTTTTGGATTTTCTATTGGTAAAAAGGCTGAGTTAAGTGATGCGGTTGGTCTTACTGGCGATAATCAACAAAATTTATCGTTCGTAGCACCAGAAAATTTTGATGGAACTCAGGTCATTGAAACGGGAGGCTTTATGTCTTCCGTTTATGACTTTGGTGGTTCATTCATGGATGAGAATTCTCTCATCAAGCAATATCGAAGCATGTCGCTTTATCCAGAGGTTGACATGGCAATTGAGGATATTGTCACACAAGCAATTGTATTTGATACAGATGATCATTCCTTAAAAATAAAACTAGATAATGTAGATTTATCAGACAATATTAAATCTAAAATAAATTACGAATTTGATAAAATATTAAAACTTTTAGACTTCAAGAACAAAGGTTATGATATTTTTAGAAGATGGTATGTCGATGGTCGTCTTTATTTTCAAAATATTATCGATGTCGAACATCCAGAAAATGGTATAGTTGAACTACGAGCAATCGACCCTGTTCGTATTCGTAAAATTCGTAAAGTTCAAAAAGAAGTAAAAAGAGTTCAAAACACAACAATACCAGTAGTCAAAAAGGTAGAAGAACACTACGTTTATACAGATTATGAAATTAATAACGTATCTTCTACAACCAGTGCTATGGGTGTTAAAATATCTCCAGATGCAGTCACTTATTGTCACTCTGGTTATATTGACCAAACATCAAAAAGAGTAGTTGGTCATTTACACAAGGCAATACGACCATTGAACATGCTTCGTCAGACAGAAGACGCAATGGTTGTCTATAGAATTGCGCGCGCACCAGAACGCAGAGTCTTTTATATTGATGTTGGCAATCTTCCAAAGCAAAAAGCAGAAGAATACATCAAGAACTTAATGACTCGTTATCGTAATAAATTGACATATGATTCGTCTACTGGTGAGATTAAAGACCAAAGAAACCATATGTCGATGCTTGAAGATTATTGGTTACCAAGAAGAGAGGGTGGTAAAGGTACAGAAATTAGCACCCTTCCTGGTGGTCAAAGTCTTGGAGAGATGGAAGACGTTGAATATTTGCTTCGAAAACTTTATAGAGCACTCAACGTTCCACTCACAAGAATGGAAGTTCAGACTGGGTTTAACTTAGGAAGAACTGCTGAGATCACTAGAGATGAAGTCAAGTTCTACAAGTTCATCGAAAGACTACAAAATAGATTCTCGTACTTATTCTTGGATATTTTAAAGAAGCAATGCATTCTTCGGGGAATTCTCACACTTGATGACTGGAACAAGATTTATCAAGATATACAGATAGTCTATAGCAAAGATTCATATTTCAACGAACTTAAAGAAAATGAAATTATGCGTGAACGCATTGAAATGTTAAATACTGTTGGTGTTTATAACGGTGTATTCTTCTCTACAGACTATGTAAGAAGGAAAATACTGAAGCAAACCGATACAGAAATTGCTGAAATGGATATTGAGATAGAGAAAGATCGTCAGAAACAAATACAACAACAGTTGCAAATGCAAGCACTAGGACTTGGCGATGAGCAACAAGAACAAAAATAATACATATAAAATAGGAGATATACATGTCTAAGTCAAAGGAAATTTTAACAGCACTTCTTAAAGAAGATTTACTAGAAGCAAAAATATTAATTAATGATTCTTTACTAGAAAAACTAGGAAATGCTCTAGAGCAAAAGTTAGTTGATTTTGCTCCAACTGTTTTTGAGTCACAAGCAGCAAGCAAAGGTTTAAAAGGCAAACAACATAAATTAGATGCCAATAAGAATGGCAAAATTGATGGTGAAGACTTTAAACTCCTAAAGAAGAAAAAGGCAAACGAAGATGTTGAAGAGTCAGATGAAGATATGAATTCTTTAGTAGAGGAATTTCAATCAGAACTCGCATCTTTAGTCCAAGAAATCCAAGAGGAAACTGGACAAGAACTTACAGAAGAAGAAATTGAAGAACTTGCAAACGAATATCTTGATGCCTTGTCTGAAGCAAAAGACGAAGATGAGGACGAGGAAGATGAAGACGAAGAGGATGATTGCGAGGATTGCAAGAAATCAAAGAAACATAAGAAGGACTAATACATGAAACTTATTACTGAAACCACTGAAAATGTAAAACCATTAATTGAGACTGCTAAGGGTGGTGCTAAAACTTATTACCTCACTGGGGTAATGATGGAAGCAAACGTGGTTAATCGTAATAAAAGAATGTACAAAGAAGGTGTTCTCAAGAAAGAAACTGGAAGATACATCAAGGAATATGTCAATAAAAATAGAGCTCTTGGAGAACTCAACCATCCAGATGGTCCCACTGTCAATTTAGACAGAGTGTCCCATATGGTAAGCAATCTTACCGAATCTGGAAATCAAATCATTGGTAAAATGAAAATTCTTGATACTCCAATGGGTAAAATAGTAAAGGCACTTATCGATGAAGGTGCTCAATTGGGTGTATCTTCCAGAGGCATGGGTTCGCTAAAGCAAGTGAATGGAATCAATGAAGTTCAAGAAGATTTCACACTCGCAGCAATTGATATTGTTGCTGATCCATCTGCTCCAAATGCATTCGTTAATGGTATTCTAGAAGGCAAGGAATGGATTTGGGATAACGGAATTTTAGTTGAAAAAGAAATATCTGATTATGAGAGAAAATTAAAATCAACTTCAAAGCGTAAGTTAGAAGAAAATGCAATTAATCTATTCTCTGATTTCCTAAGGCGTCTATGAAAAATAAATCAGACAAGGAATTATACGAAGAAGTAGAATCCAAATTAAGGGATTCTATTCCTTCTATTGCACAAAATGTTCACTCATCTC